ACCTTGATTCTCTCGGTTTATCTGCAAAGGTAACCGCGGAGGGGATCAGTGCGCCTGATTATCAGACGATACTCAGCACCCTGATTAGCTATTTTCAGCAGGTTTATGGCAGTGATGCCTACCTCGAACCGGACAGCAAAGACGGCCAGATGGTGGCTCTGATGGCGCTGGCGATTCATGATGCCAATAATATGGCGATAACTGTCTACAACTGTTTTTCACCGGCAACCGGCTATGGGGCTGCACTGACCAGCAACGTGAAAATAAATGGTATTTCACGTAAAGGCGCGACGAACTCTACGGTTGATTTGCTTCTTACAGGAACTGCCGGAACAACCATCATTAATGGCAGCGTGAAAGACAGTAATAATGTGATATGGCGTTTGCCTGCTTCAGTGGTGGTCGGCGTGGATGGTACAGTGATGGCGACCGCAAAATGTTCCGTCAGTGGTGCAGTGGCGGCGCTGGCTGGAACTATCACTGAAATTAATACGCCAACCCGTGGCTGGGTTTCGGTAACCAATCCTGCTGCAGCTACTGTAGGCACTCCAGCAGAAACTGATGCGGAGTTACGTATCCGCCAGTCGCAAAGTGTTGCGTTGCCATCAATAACCCCATTTGAAGCACTGGATGGTGCCGTTTCTAATGTTACCGGTGTAACCCGCCACAAACTCTATGAAAACGATACTGGTTCGGAGGACGGTAACGGGTTACCGCCACTCTGTTGCTGTAATTGTGGATGGCGGTGATGTGACGGATATTGCTCAGGCTATCAGAGGGAATAAAGGCCAGGGGACAGCCACTCACGGTACAACATCCGTTACGGTTCCGGATAAATACGGCAATCCCCATGTAATCAAATTCTCGCGTTCCAGTGATGTACCTGTTTATGCCCGGATTAAATTAAAAGTTTTTACGGGTTATACCTCACAGATAGGGCAGCAGATCCAGCAGGCTATTTCCGACTATATCAATAGTCTGATGATTGGTGATTCGGTCCTTTTAAGTCGCATTTACTCACCGGCGAATCTTGGCGTGGTGAGTGGCGGTAATGCACGCTATTACGATATTCAGGAACTGACGATTGGGAAATCCCCGGGGGCTTTGTCGTCATCAAACATTGATATCAGATACAACGAATCTGCGTCCTGTACCCCGGAAAATATCGTTATAACGGTGGAGTCATGAGCAAATACACCGAAATAATCACGAACTACCACGCCACCAAACCTAAATTTCTTGCGCATGTTGATCTGATGACCCGGCCACTTATTGATGTTGCGGCTGCCACCAGAGGGCTGATTACTGCATTTGATATTGACTCTGCGGTTGGTGTGCAACTTGACATTCTGGGATTGTGGATCGGACGTAGCCGTGTTGTCAGCCAGCCTATCTCAGGTGTCTATTTCAGCTGGGATACCGACGGGCTTGGATATGATCAGGGGGTATGGCAGGGGCCATATGATCCTGATTCAGGATACATGTATCTCAGCGATGAAACTTATCGTGTCATTCTTAAAGCGAAGATTGCGATTAATAACTGGGACGGACGGAATGATTCGCTTCCGGTAATTCTTGACGCGGCAACAGCAGGATCCGGACTGCGAATGCAGATAGTCGATAACCAGGACATGACGATATCGGTCTGGGTTTTTCCCGAGACTGATATTTCTGATGTGTCACTCGAACTGATAGCCGCTATCAAACAGGGTTATCTCACCGTTAAAGCAGCTGGCGTATGGGCTGGGGATGTTGAAACGCCTTCGGTAGAAACACCTTCCGAGGGTTCTAAATTTTTTGGTTTTGATATGGATAACGAATTCATCAGTGGTTTTGATGTTGGAGCATGGGGGACTTTACTCTAATGGCAATAAATAACTTTAAAGCGTTCGCGCTTGATCCGAACGCTAATGTCACTTCACAAGCTGACTGGGAAGCACTTCCGGCTCTGCTTTCTGGTTTTACGGCAGGCAAAGCATCCAGCGCACAGGTCAACAAAGCAATTCGGCAGGCGACAACAATCGCTGCGCTGGTGGGCCAGTTTATTGCGAACTCTGGCGCGGATGCTCTGGACAATGCTGACGTTAACGGTCTGGTGACAAAATTCACGAATGCGCTTATCGCAAACCTCCGTTTGGGAGCTGGCGCGCCAGCTATCGGTATTCCGTTCTTCTGGCCGTCCTCGGCGATGCCCAATACGGTAATGACTGAATGGGCTGATATGGTGTTTCTGAAGTTCAACGGAGCCACATTCTCAGCGTCGAATTATCCAAAACTCGCTCTGGTGTTTCCTGCATTAACACTGCCTGAATCACGGGGTGAATTTCTTCGTATCTGGGATGACGGGCGCGGAGTTGATGCAGGCCGCGGCCTGTTAAGCGCTCAGGGTTATGCCTATCAAAGCCACTCGCACCGATTGCTCATGAGCGCAGGTAGCGCAGGGAGCGGCAATGTTATTGGTATTGATGGTAGTTTAAATGGAACGCTCACTTACAACATTAACCAACCAGGCGGCGGGCAAATTCAGGCGATTGAAAATGCAGGCGGCACCGAAACACGCCCACGTAACATTGCATTCAACTTTTTAGTAAGGGCTAAATAATGAAACCTGTTTTCGATGAAAATGGACTGGCAACAGAACCGGGTGAAATCCGGTGCTATTACTACGACGCGGTGACGTTTGAATACATGGGATGGTCTGACGAATATATTAATACTGGCGTAAGTATGCCCGCCTGTTCCACTGGTATTGATCCTGGCGAAAACATTCCGGGAAGAGTGGCAGTATTTACAGGTAAGGGATGGAGCCATGAAGAAGACCATCGCAATGAGACTGTTTACTCAATCGAAAATGGCGCAGCTGTTACAGTGGATTATATCGGTGCCATCAAAGACGGTTATGTCACGATTTCACCGTTAACGCCATACGATAAATGGGATGGTGAGAAATGGGTGACAGACACTGAGGCACAACACAGTGCCGCAGTAGACGCGGCAGAAGCACAGCGCCAGTCACTGATTGATGCAGCAATGGCTTCCATTAGTCTGATTCAGCTGAAATTACAGGCCGGGCGGAAACTGACGCAGGCAGAAACAACCCGACTTAACATTGTGCTGGATTACATTGACGCGGTGACGGCAACAGATACCAGCACCGCGCCTGATGTCATCTGGCCTGAACTGCCGGAGGCGTAGGCCATTCAATATCGGGTGCTGTTGACGTATCAACACGCATCAGCAGCACACGGTATTTCTTCCATTGGGTGAGAGTTGAAGTTTCTTCATCAGTTGCGATACCAGCATCAACAGCATCCTGTCGCCAGGATATTTCAGCATCTGCTTTTGCACGAAGGGTGGCTTTCATGTTTGCAGCGTCGGATTTTTGTTGTTCTGGCGTTCGCGGTGGTTCATCAACCCCAGCGACCAGAGATAAGAATTCCGGCACGCATGGCCGGTTATAACCGTGCTGGCCGTGTGTATCGAGTACGATCACTTTTAACGGTGCTGTAGCACGGTCAGTTATGGTGGTGTATTACGGAAGACGAAGCGGGCAATGGCCCGCTTTTCTTATATCGAAAGGTTGGTTTTCACCAGAGAGAAGAGATCGTCGGTGGTGGTTTCAGCCAGCTTTTCCCGTATGTCCTCGCTTACCCGTTTCAGGTTGAGCGTGAAATCAATTTTCTTTGCCTTCCCGTCCTTAAAAAACTCCGTCCGGTTTTGCGTGATCTGCTCAATTACATACATGCCGTAGATCCTGCCCGTGCCTTCTATCAGGGGCCACGGGCGCCCGGAAAAAGCCATAGTTTCCAGCATGACAAGCGACACATCACCGCCGCTTATTTCGGGGTACAGCGTGCCGCTGAGTACGAACGGTTCTTCATCTGCGCCGATGAACTGATAGCGCGGGGATTTCCCCACGCGATCGTTTTTGACGTGCCGCCAGGAGTTGGTTTTATTCGCACTCTGGTAAGGTGTGGTTTGCAGTGAAAAGGGGAACATCCCCAGAATCATCATCATGATATTGCCTTAGACGTGATCGGTCAGTTGGGAGCGCTTGCGCCGGTCGGCCTGTTGCTTCGCTAACGCAAGTTCTTCGCGCACGCGCCTGATAATGGTTTCTTCATCCAGTTTCTGGCCGCTAAAGTCGAAGTTAAGGTTATATACATCGCCACCCGGAGCAGGCATCAGCGCAGCGACGGAAGCCGCAGACGGAGACGCCGAAACAGGCATCCGTGCGGCGGGCTTCTCAACCTGCCAAGGCGTAACGGAAGCGATCAGCGATCCGGCCTGCTGCGTCACCCAATCGGTAAGGGATGGTAGCTGGCGCTGCGCCTGCTTAAGCGGTTCCGAATATCCGCCACGGATCGGGATATAGGGCTGCTTATTCTTGAAGACAATTTCGCCGGGGCCGTCTTTCTTCTCCGTGGTATTGGTGGCGATCTTGTCCAGGCTGTTGCTCATCTTCGGCACGATGTTGGCCGGGCCTTTGAGCGAGTTAATTAAGCTTTCCTGCTTTTTCTGCTGGTCAATGGCCTGCTGTTGCTTCTGGTTGGTTTTCTTCTGCTGATCGTCTTTCGGCGACCAGTTCCAACCCTTTTTAACCATTTTCTTTTGCTGCGGATCCCACTCCCAGACAACAGGGTCTTTGTGCATACTTTCCGCAGCTTGCTGCGCTGCTTTTGTTGCGTCGGGGATGGCGCCGAGTTTCTCAAGTATCCATCCAATCCCGTTAGCGACGGCTTGAATAGGTAGCGTCAGCGCGCTAATTGCGGCCCCTACAACCTTGCCGAACGTTTCCCCGGCACTGGTGCAGGATGCCAGCGCTTCACTGGAAAACTGGATCGGTTCCAGCAGTTTGGTAAACCATTCCCAGACCCCACTGATCGCGTTGCCGATACTGTCAAAAATCGGGGCCAGTGGTGCAAATACGGCGTTAAATGCCTGCGTGATTGGTTGAAGGCCAGTCATCAGGCCGGTAAAGAAGCCGCTGAAAAACGCCTGTATGGGTTGCCAGAATTTAATGACGGCCACTGCTGCCGCAGCAAAGAGCGCAATCAGCCCCCAGACGGGCGCAGAAATACCAGCCAGTAGAGTAATAAGCGGGCCGAATACCATGCGACCGGCGCTTAATAATGCCTGCATAGGCGAGCCAGCAAGCCACTGGAACGCACCACCCAGGCGCATTACTCCGCCAGTCAGCCGCGCTATTCCTCCTTCCCCGGCCAGCGTGGTGAAGCTGAGGCGAACAAGTGCCATCGGGCCCAGCACTGCGCCGATGGACAGCATCAGGCCACCCACGACAACCAGCAACGCGCCTATGGCTGCGGTGACTTTCATGATTGAACCAACCAGCGCCGGGTTTGCCTCAACCCAACGCCGGACGCTGCCAACCACCTTACTGACGGTAAGCATGATATCCATCAGCGGTTCGCGGAGCGTTTCCCCTGCTGAACTGAATGCGTTAACCGCGCCGGTTTTGGTCAGTTGCCACTGAGCAGAAAGGGAGTCTTTATTGATATCGGATTCCCGATTCATGGAACCTTTAGCGGCAGCACCCTGCGTCAGTTCGATCTGGCGCCGAAGTTCGGGCAGGTTGTTCGCAAGTTTCTGTGCATCATCCCCGAACTCTTTACCGAAAATCTGGGTAAGGTTGGCTACCTGCTTATCTGGTGCAAGTTTTTTGGACGCTTCCAGCACTGAAATGATCGTGCCCATCGCGTCCACTGACATGCTTTTCTGGACTTTCTCAGCATTGACGCCGATCTCATCCAGAGCACCCAAAAATTTATCGCTTTGTACTGTGGCGATCGACAGTTCACGCACCATTGCATTGGTGGCGCTGGCTGCAACTTCGGCAGGTGATCCAAGCGTCAGAAAGGTGGAGCCCAGCGCGGCGGCTTGCTTGTAATCCAGTTGGCTGGCAAGCCCGCCAACGCGCTGGAGCACGTCGATAATATCGGAGCCTTTCGACTTCGCGTTATCGTCCAGGTAGTTTATGGCGTCGCCCAACTGTTCAATATTCTGGGTAGGGATTTTATACAGCCCGGCAATCTTACCGAGACTTTCAGAAAGCTGATCGGCGGGCAGTTCAAAGGCTACCGAAGCCTTTGCCGCCATGCTGGCAAAAGCCAGCAGATCGGCTTTTTGCTTTTGCCACGGATCATTGCTGTTTGCGACGCCCATACGCGCGCCACCTTCGACCAGTGCGGCATAGTCAACAGCACCGTTTGCCATTGGCAGCTTTTCGCTGGCATCCATGATCGCCCGCTGCATTTCTTCATATTGCGGGGTGCGGTTGCCGCTGTCGTCACGCAAGCCGTTTACCTGTTTGGCTACGCCCTTCATTGCGTCTTCAAGGCTGCTGTAGGATTTAACCGCAGCGGCGACAGGTGCTAGGGTTGCCGCCCCTACTGCGGCGGTTTTCATCCCCCCGCTCATCATCTTTTCGCCGGTTTCTTTGGCGCGGCTGTAACGGGCCTGCGCCTGGTTAACAGCGTCAAGCCGTCGCTGCTGTTCGGCAAGCTGGCGGTTGTATTGCGCGGTGCGCTGGTTGATCTGTTCCGTCGCCCGGCTGGCGCTGCTGATCGCAATGCCTTCGCTGTAGAAGCTGGCCCGCAACTGGTTAAGCTGTGTCTGCTCGCCTTTCTGCTGCTGGGTTAACTGGCGAATGGCTGCACGTTGCTGATTGAGGGCGGCAACCTGTTCGGCGCTGCGCTGGCGTAACGGGCCATAGGCCGCCGCCATTTGCCGGGCCTGTTCTTTCGCCTGGGCCAGTTGTTCGGTGGTTTTTTTATTGGCTGCGGTGAGGCGGTCAAAGCTGGTTGCCTGACGCTCAAGCCCTTTAATGCTGGTTTTAGTCTGGTTGATTTGAGACGCCAACGCGGCGGCACTCTGGCGCGCCGCGTTGACAGGGCGGGACATATTATTCAGGGCGCTGAATGCCACCCTGATATTTAAATTGCGG